GCTAGCAGCAAGGTCGATGGCACCCAGGAACTGGCCGACATCGCTGCGGCCAAGGCGGACGCGGCGACCAGGTACTCCAAGATCCGGCCCTGGGAGTTCAGCGTCCTGGACTACGGGGCCAAGGGTGATGGCCGCATCTACATGGACGCGGGCATCAACTCTCTGACCAACGTACTCAACCTCCCCAGTAGCGCCCCCTTCACGCCGCAGTCGGTCAACCAGTGGGTCATCGTCCACGGTGCTGCCGGGGTGGGTGTCGTCTCCCACGTCGCGCAGATCACCCAGTACATCAGTCCCTCATCCGTCACGCTTTCCCTCAGCGCGGCGGTGACCGTGACCGGTGCTCGGGTGCTGATCGCAACGGGCGACCGCGCGGCCTTCCAGAATTGCGCTGACGCCGCTTACGCCTGGGCCGTGGCCAACTCCAAGACTGCCACGATCCTGGTACCGCCCCCCACAGGAGGCCAGTTCTACGGCATCGACGGCCAGCCGGTGACGGGAGGCACCACCAAGGGCAACGCGCAGATCACGCTGCCGAACAACCTGGACACGCTCGACAAGAACGCTCTGCGCTGGAAGGGCTTCGGCATTGGCTGCGCCGTCCCCCACTGGAACGCGACCGTCCCGCAGTTCAGCGGCTCCACCCTGGTGTCGTTCCTCCCCCCGTTCTCCGGCCCCGGTGCGCAGAGCACTGCGATCAACGCCAACGGATACATATCCGTGATCGGTGGTCCCACCCCGACGAACGGGTACGGGCAGGCACCTGGCGTGTTCTCCAACCTCGCGGTGGACTTCGAGGACATCACGATCCTGGTCCCGCACACCACGTATGGTCTGCACCCTTCCGGCATCGACGGCCGGGGTATCGCCAACCTGGGCCTGCGGCGTGTCGGTATCGGCACCACCGGCACGGTGGCAGGTAACGACTTCGCCAACTCCAGCCTGCTGGGCACGGGGCTGTGCGCGGGTGTGCTGATGCCCGCTTCGGGCAACAACGACCGCTGCATGGTCGACGACGTCACGATCAGTGGCTTCACCTATGGACTGTGGGCCACCGAGCACACGTACGTCACCTCCATCAGGCTGCTGTACCACTGGGCGGGGCTGGTGGCGGAGGGCACCTACTGGGGGAGTGTGGGGGCCACCCACGGCATCGTCGTCAACCACGCCAGCATTGAGGCGTGTTCTCGTCAGATCTACCTGCGCGGACAGGGATCCGAGGGTTATGGCCCCTTCCTCACCGTCGGCGTCCTGGACACGGAGTCAGCCAACCCCACGATCGACGCCGACTCCGCCGGGACGATGGCTGCCGCACTGGGGCATGTCACTTGGTTCGGTATGTTCGATCCGAGTCTGTTCAACCTGACCTACCCGGCCTGCGGGATGCTGCAGACCAACGGGAAGCTGCCCAACAGCACCCGCACCACCAACGCCGCTGCCACGCTCAACGCGATCGACCGGACGCTGGGGGTGGACGCCTCCGGAGGGAACCTGACTGTCAGTGTTCCTACGGCCGTGTCGGCTCCGATGGAATACCGGGTGGTCAAGAAGGACGCGACCGCCAATACGGTCACCCTCAATGCGGCGTCCGGCGAAACCATCGGGGGAACGGTGGGCACGTATGTGCTGAATACCCCCGGGCAGCATGTGACGCTGTCGTCCATCGGCGGTGTCTGGTACCCCGTCTAGCACAAGCGGCTTACAAACTTGGTCGGCCTTCTTGAGATCCTAATTGAGCTGGACAAACCAGCCGATCAGTTTCCCGAGCGAGGCCGACAAGTATGCCGTGGCTCATCAATGAGGACCGCGCCGTCAAGGTGAAACTCACCGGTCTCACAGTCACCGACGCAAACGCACCCGAGGGACGTCCCGTCGCGGTGCGCTATCGCGTGCCCGAATCGGAATTGGCTCAGCAGACATTTCCGCTGATCGTCATCGAGCACGCTGGGATCGAGAAGGCCGACGACCGCGAGCACCGTGGCCAGACGTACCTCCCGTACGCCCCCGAGGGGGCTACGACCTGGTGGGATCCCGCCGCCAGCGGGTGGGACGTGACGAAGTCGCCGTACCAGATGGACTACCCCGTCCCGTACAACCTCCGCTATCGGATCCTCGTGTACACCCGCGAATCCTGGCACGACATTTCCCTGGCAGCCACGCTCGCGCAGCGAATCTACATTCCTGCGCGATTCGGTTTCCTGGAAATTCCGGAGGACGGGACGGTCCGCACGCTCGACCTTCTCGGCGGCCCCGAGGTGGTTAGTACCCGGGACAGCGACGGCAAGCGGTTGTTCCGTCGGGAATACCTGATCTCCGTGGCCAGCGAAATGCTCCCCGAAACGGCTGTCGCCTATGGGGCGGTCCAGACCGTCCATCTGACCCACGAGTACTACACGGACAACGTATCTGGTACTGCCTACCTGGAATCGAATTCGTAACCCCAGGAATTTCTCACAGTAGGAAAGAGCATCCATGACCGTTTACAAGCGGCCAGGCGTCTACCTGAACGAGACGCTGACCCCTCTCGCGCAGGCCGCGACGACTCCCGGTGCGTCCAGCGCCGCGTTCGTCGGCACCTGCAAGCAGGGCGGGCCACTGGCACCGACCCTGGTGTCCTCCTTCTCCCAGTACGTGTCCATCTACGGCGGCTTCGGAGACACGTCTGACCTGTTGCCGTTCGCGGTCTACCAGTACTTCAACAATGGTGGCAGCGGCTGCTACGTGGTGCGCGCGGCTGCCTCGGACGCAGCCACGGCCACCGTCACCCTGATGGACACCGAGACCACCCCAGAGGGCACCCTCAAGGTCTCCGCGATCTCCCCGGGGACGTGGGGCAACGAGATCTTCCTCGACGTCGTCGCCAGTGCTGCGGGGGCCGGTCGCTTCGACCTGGTCGTCTACGTCGGCGGTACCTCCAGCGCGTTCGCAAAGGAGCGCTTCACCGACGTCTCCCTGGACCCGGCCGACTCCCGCAACGCGACCGCGCTGATCAACAGTCCGGTGACGGGCTCGGCGTACATCCAGATCCAGTCGCTCCTGACCACAGCGTGGGACGCCACCCACGCCCCGGCCGTGCAGACCGGTACGCCGCTGATCGGTGGCACCGAGGGAACCGCTTCGGTGGACCTGGTTGCCGCGACCGAGCGCCTGAGTGTGCTGACGGACAACCTGGTTCTCAACCTCCCCGGCGTCACCGACTCGACCAACCTGAACGCTGTCATCGCCTGGGCTGAGGCCCAGGGCAACGTGTTCGTGGTCGTGGACGGGGCGAAGGCTTCCTCGTCGGACACCGAGGCCTCCTACACTGTCACCCTGCTAGGTCAGGCGACCGGCGCGGGTTCACTGACGTCTTCCTCGCACGTGGCCATCTACGGGCCGTGGCTGATCGTCAACGACCCCGCCACGCTGGCCAACGGCAGCGCCAGGCTGCTGCCCCCAGGCGGAGCGGTGCTGGGCCAGTACGCGCGCACCGACGCCTCGCGTGGTGTGCAGAAGCCTCCGGCCGGTCCCGACACGGCCTTGCGGGGTGTTCTCGACCTGCAGTTCCGGTTCTCCTCCACCGACCAGGACTCCCTGAACGTGGCGGGCGTCAACGTCATCAAGAGCCTCCCGGGGGTGGGGTTCGTCATCTACGGCGCACGGACCCTGTCGGCTGGCATGCCGGACCGCTACGTGTCCATCCGGCGCTCTCTGATGATGATCGAGAAGGGGCTGGTCGACACCACGGCTTTCGCGGTGTTCGAGCCCAACGACGAGATCCTCTGGTCCCAGGTCTCGGCAGTCGTCACCCAGTACCTGATGACGCTCCTGCAGATAGGCGTGCTGTCCGGGTCGACCCCGAGCCAGGCCTTCTTCGTGATCTGCGACGCGACCAACAACACGCCGACCTCCGTGCAGAACGGCCAGGTCAACGTCCAGGTCGGCGTCGCCCTGCTCAACCCCGCCGAGTACATCGTCATCGAGGTCGGCCAGTACAGCGGCGCGTCCAGCACCGCCACGTCCACCTCGTAAGGAGAAGAAACCATGGCCAAGGTCACGCCGTCCGTGGGGCACATCGCCACGGACCCCCTCCGCAACTTCAAGTTCCAGGTGCAGATCCAGCACCCGGACATCAAGGGCTTCGCCCGCATGGGCTTCATGTCCGTGTCCGGCCTCAACGTCACGACCGAGGTCATTCCATACCGCGAAGGCGGTATGAATACGACCACGCAGAAGATGCCTATGAGCGATTGGGCCCTCGCAGCGTAAGTTGCGCAGGATAATCCCGAGAATTGCTGGAACGTCCTGTTAGACCTGGTCACCACAACGTAAGGCGAAAGCCTAGGCGTGATGGTTCGAAAAGATCAGGGTAGGGAAAATCAGCAGCCGAGCCCCTGTCAAATGGGGAAGGTTCAGAGACTATGTACGGGAGATCCCTCCGGGATCAAGATATAGTTCCGATCTTGCGCGAGAGCGTAAGAGGCCGACAGAAATGATCGGCCCACTCCGAGGAATCGGAGGGGTAACAGAATGGGTCAGTCCGACTTCGCTCCGATCACCCTGTCCAAGGGCATGGCGATCGGCGACACGCAGATGATGGACTGGATGCGGCAGTTGTTCACCGTCATCCAGGGAACGGGAACTGGCAAGCCCGGTGCGGAGTTCCGGCAGATGGTCACCATCAACGTCCTGGATTTCCCGGTCACCGTTCCGAACCCGCCGGTCAAGGCCTCGTTCCGCGTCTGGAACGCGTGGCCGACCGCAATAGCCTGGTCCGACCTCGACGCCGGAGCCAACGCGATCATCGTCCAGCAGATGACCCTGGCCCACGAAGGGTTCGAGTTCGCCCTGGCTACCAGTACGGGAACGCAAGACGTTAGTTTCTAACTAGCGCCGAAACACGACACGATTAGGAGCACTATCCGTGGCTAACGACCTTCATACCGGGGGGTACACCAACCCCCTCATGAACCCCGGTCTCGCCAATGCCGCTATTTCGGCGGCGATGCAGAACGGGGAGGGACAGGTCGTCAAGCCCGAGATCCCCCTCCCGGCAGGTGGCAGTTTCCGCCTGCCGGGAGGCTACGTCTCGGGTGGGGACTTCGCCTCAGTTCGGTACGACGCCGAGGTTCGCGAACTGACCGGCGCAGACGAGGAAGCCATCGCCAAGGCCAGGCAGGCCGGTTTGGGTAAGTTCGTCTCCACGCTCCTGGCCTGCGGGACTGTCTCGATCGGCGATCAGCAGGCCAGCCAGTCCGTGCTCAGCAACCTCTTGCTCGGCGACCGGGACAACCTGCTCTTGGAGATCCGGCGCGCCACCTTCGGCGACGAGATCGTCTGGGACAAGTTCTCCTGCATGCACTGCGGCGAGGAGTTCCGGCTGTCGGTCACGCTCGACGAGATCCCCGTGCGCCGCATGGACGACCCCTCCCAGCGCATCTTCGAGGTGCCCCTGCGCAACGGAAGAAAGGCGTTCGTCCGGCTCCCCGTCGGCTCGGACCAGGACGCTGTACTGGCTGTCGCCGAGCGCACCACCGCGTCCGAGCAGGACACCCTTCTGCTTTCCCGGTGTCTGATATCCGTCGTCACGGCAAATGGCACCGAGACGGCAGTCAGCAGCAATGCTGAATTCGCGCGCTCTCTGGGGATCGTCGACCGCCGGTCGATCCTGGATGCCATTGAGCAAAAGCAACCCGGCCCTCAGTACAATGACATCAAGTTCACGCATGAAGCGTGCGGTAAGGAGGTCCCCTTGTACATCAGTGCGGGGGATCTGTTTCAGGGCCTGTAACTACCACGACACGTACTTCGAATACGAGCAACTAGTCGAACTAAGTCCGGCGTGGAGCCTCAGCGAGATTCGCCGGTTGACCGTGCGCGAGCGTCTTCACTGGGTGAAGTGGTTCAGGGCGCAGCGACATAGGCGAATTGCTGAGGCAGAGAATGGCTGAGAGCACTGTGGCGGGGCAGGGAACGCTCCTGGGGTGGAATAAGGCCCAGGACGCGATCTCTGCCCTGACGCGTACCATCAACGACCTGAACAAGGGTCTCAAGGGCGTAAACACCGGAGTCGGGCAGATGTCCCGTTCCCGGGGCGTGGGCATGGCGCTGGGAGACGTATGGAACGGCACCAGCAACTACGCCCGTAACGTCGGCTCTGTCGGTAACGGGGGCGCCGTCCGCTTCTCCAACAACGGCTCGCAGGGTGGCGGTGCGTCCAACAACGGTGGCTCCGGCGGTTCTGGTGGCTCCGGTGGCACGAACACCCCCCGTCTGGGTGGTGGCTCGGGAAACAACGGCGGCCAGAAGAGCCGCTACACCCTCAAGAGCGGTCTCCAGGGCGTCGTCGCGTGGGGCCAGAAGCAGTTGCCCGACCAGGTCGACATGCAGACGACCGCCTACCAGGCGGCGCAGTACTCGTCCCAGTCCTGGCACACGCTGCGTGACGCGGCCTTCAAGAACAACTTCACCGCCCAGTCCACCCAGGACGCGGCGTCGGCCTACGCCACGATGTCGCAGATGGGCCTGTCGCCCGGCTCTGCGAACTTCAACACGAACTGGAACTACGTCAAGGGCACCTCGGGATACCTGAACCCGGGCATGTCCGAGGCGCAGCGTGCGCAGGGTACGGCCGCAGCGTGGAGCGCTACGACGTACAACACGCTGCGCGGCATGGGCATCCAGACGATCAAGAACGGCACGAAGCAGAGCCCTCGACAGATCGCCCAGCAGATCTACCAGCGGTTCCCGGAACTCAAGCGGGTCAAGACGAACGCGCAGTTGTCGGCAACCCTCGACGACCCGGGCTCCGGCCTGAACCAGTCGCTGAACTCCTGGGGCCTGGACCAGAACACCCTGCAACTGGTCAAGGGTGAACTCAAGGGCATGATGCTCGCGCAGATCCACGGCGGTTCTGCGCAGACGTACGTCAGCCTCGCCAACCAGCGCGACAG